GCAGTCGATCAATAAACGTAGGCTTTTCCTGCTCCTTTTTTTTCTCAGCCTTTGCCTTCTCGCGATCACGAACCCGTTGCGCGGTTAACTGTGCGCGCTCACTGGGGGTCATCTCGCTTTCCTTCTTTACCATCTTGCTTGTTGCCATGTTAGTTCCTTAGTAAATTTTAACAGGGGTATTGCCATCACGCTTTTTAACCGTGCGCACAACGCCAGAGTTTGTCTTGGCTGACTTACGGGGAGCCACCACCTTTTGCTTAATGCTCTCGGTGGTATTTTTTACTGGACTGGGTTTTCTATTGCGCATTATTGTTTCCTTGCATATTGTCTTTGAGCACTTCAACTCGCTCACGACCGACCTGTGCCCGCAACTGAGCGATGTTCTCTTGGGAGTCAATCCGCGCTTGTGCGTTTTGCTGATCCTGTTGCAGCTTCTGTGAATCCAACTGCAACTTAGCTTGGTCCACTTGTGAGTCTGTTTGTTGCTCTTGCGCACGGAGCTCAAGTTCCTTTTCCTTCAATGCAACCACTGGATCTGCTTGCCCACCGCCGCCACCAGCTAACTGGTTCTGCATGTCGCGGACCTGTTGCAGATACTGCGCAATCAACAAGGCAATCATGCCTTCACGCTGGATGTCAGAGATCATGCCCTTTGGATCCACACCGTATTGCTTAAACAGTTCCACTGAGACGTCCTCTTCTGCTTTCAGGCGGACGTGCTCTAAGATGTGCTTTTGCAACGTGGTGGCGGCCAATGGATTGTTGCCAATCAACGGGCTAAGTCCTGCCATCAGGTGTGCTGCGATGTGCGCATCGTGTTGCTGTCCCGCAAACGCTTTGAGCTCCATGCCGTCCATAACGTCCCCGTTCTCTGTTGCGGGGTCCTTGGGCATTTGTGAGTTCTGCGGGCGCAAGATGCCGTCAATGTCTCGAACGTTTAGCGCTGCATACACGCGGTAATACGCTTCGTACATGTTGTGCATCTGAGGCGCGGATTGCGCCAATTGCAATTGTGTCTGTGCCAGCATCAAACGCTGAGCGGTCGAGAATATGTTAGGGTCAGCAACCGGTAGCACTGCCACCATGTTGTTGAAGTCTTGACGCTTAATCGAGCGACTCGCGCCTGGTACATCGTACGGATACTCGTCAGGAAGGTACTCACCAAAGCCTTGGGCAAGCATCTTGAATTCTAATGACTGTGAGTAGTGCAGACGCTTGTGTATGGCAGACATCACCATTGAGCCTCGCTCAAGCAAAGCAATGGTTGTGCCTACAGCGGCCTGCTGATTGCCGTCCCCTACTTGCATGTCCGCGATGCTTGCCAAACGGTTACCCGCTTGGACCGTGAAGCCCATTAACTGGAACAAGACTTGGCTCGGTTCCTTGTAAGGCATTGGCATGAGTGAGGCAGAAAGCTCCGCGCCCCCCGCGTCAATGTCTCGCCACTCGCCCGGCTGGATAGGCTTGTCATCGTCCGCGATCCGCGCGCCTTTGGCCTTGAATCCTGCGGGTAGGTTCGAGAGCGTGCCCGCATCAAGCAATTGGCGCAATGCAGCGGTTGCTGTCTTGGACAAGCCACCAATCAGGTGTACAAAACCTAAGCCATAAGCACCCAAGCCTTCGATCAACACATAGTGCACAAAGTACTCGCGGCGTAGCTTAAGCTCGTCTTCCTCTTTCCAATTGCGACGAACACCCACGACCCTGCCTGAGGACTCATCAAGCGTGACCACATAAGGCAACTTAATGCCCGTTGGCTCACCGCTATCGTCCAAGTCCTCAAAGCCAGGCAGATCCAAGTCAACAATAAACTCGAGCAGGAAGATTTCCTCTGACTCGCCGGACATGGACATACCAATGGCGCGGTCTACTGCGTCTTGAATCTGATCCGAGGGCCGTGATCCGTCTTGAGCCTGAATGTTCAAGTCCAAATACTCTCCCGCAAATACCCTTTTCAGGTACTCGTTGGAATCCATTGGTAAGCGGTGCGTGATCCGTGGGCATTGGCTCATGACGCTTGAGCCGTGGTACGGGATGTACACGTCGTCAGCCAAGCAGAGCTTGCTGACCATACGGTCTAGTTGGCTGTCAAAGTAAACCTTCTTAAAGACCGAGCCACCGTAGCCGAGATAAAACAACGCCTGATCCATCTCCGGCGTGTACTCTTGCATGACGTTGGTGATCTGGTAATTCATAAAGTCTTGAACACGCGCGGCTTGTTGCGACTTGTCCAATGTTTCCTTGCCCACCACTTGCGTTCTGACGGGGCCACCAGAGGGCATCAGTTCCTTCATGGCTTGGGATTGGAACTGCACAATTGCCTCGGTCAGCATGGGATGTACCACGCCTGCCGCACCACGGAACGGCTTGGTGCGCTCGTCAATCTTTAAGCCCAACAGATCCAAGCCCTTGGCGTAAGTCTGCTCCCAATCGGCGCGCGACTCCTTGTCTGCATCAAACAGTTGCAAGAGGTTGTCGCCAATATTGTTCAAGTCTGATGGATCAAGGACCTCGGCCAAGTTGGCGTAAAACGGCACATCCGGCTCGTCTTCCCCAATCTCAATAACCGCACTGCCATCATCTTCCAAGATGATTTCAATGTCCAACATGCCGGACATGTCTTCCTGTTCTATCTCAATGGAGACTTCAGGTAAGGAGTTCAGTGCCTTGTCAATCGACATATTCTTGCCTTGGTAAAGGGTTCACGCGGCTTTAAGCGCCTTGTTCATTTGGGTCAATTGCGCGTCCCAGCGCACGGTCACGCTCTTCAATGGTGCCGGTTCTCGTTGTCATCATAGAGCCTTCACCGCCTGTGTCTTCTTGCCAAGTAACTTGGCCATTGGTTCTCGGCCCTGGCACGCTTCCATCTAGGCTTAGCCCAAACTCACTCCTAAAGCGGTCAATGATGTACTGCCGAGTAGGGTCTACTGGGTTCTCTATTGCTTGCTTGACTTGGTCCCTGATGCCTCCAAGCCCGCCACCTGATACCTGCCGTGCGTCTTCTTCGGCCTGTAGTCTGGCGCGTTCTTCTTCGGCCTGTTGGTCTTGCTTAGCCTGAGCTTGCCTATTTAGTCCCGCTTGTATGCCCGCTTGGAGTCGAGCCTGCTCTTCGGCCTGTTGTGCCGCTTGTTGTGCTGCCGCTTGTTGTGCTGCCTGTTGTGCTGCCTGTTGTGCTGCCGCTTGTTGTGCCGCTGCCGCTTGTTGTGCGGACTGCACAATAGGCGCCGTCCAGTCATACGTGCTCTGTTCCATCCCACCAAACGCCGGTGCCTCTAAATTAAACATAGGCACAGGAGGCGTATTTGTCGATAGGTCCGGCATTTGAAACTGATAGCCGGGCTGAGACATCTCCTCTAAAGTTGGCAAGCCACCTACCGCACCGCCCTCGGCCATGCGCACCGCGCTCATCATACGACTCGCCTGTCCCTGTGGGGTTTGAGGCCGCATAGGCTGGTCGGTTTCTTGCTGCATCATTTGCGCAAAGCGCTGTCGGGCGATGGAATTCATGTGTTTTCCCTAAGGGTCCTGTTTATAGCCGATTGTAACCATCAATAGTACTCCGGCACAACATCTTCTACCTGCTCAGGGTCGTCTTCATCCGATAACAACGCAATAAAGTTGCCTTGCCGAAAGCGCATTAAAGCCATTGTGGTCGAGTCTACCATGTCATCGTGATCCCCGTTAGGAAAAGCAGCACACTCCTCCACCAACTCCTCCGCCCATGCCGTGTCGGGTGCCCACACCAACCCACTCTCCAAAATAGGTGACACCGCGTTTGCCCGCGAGACCTTGTCCGTGCCCGTGCGCCGCCCACCAGGCGTGTAAGTCGTCACAGGAATGCCGAGCCTGCGCATTTCCTGCTGCAAGGACACACCCGTTGCCTTGGCCTCAATCAACACATTGTCTGGATTCCAGTACTTGTACTCGTCTAACGCCACCCGCTTTAACTCAGGAAAGTCCCACCGACCACGCTTCACGCCCAACAAGATAATGTTCGCGCCCTCGTCCATTGACGGGAAGAACACACCCCACGTCGTGATGACAGAAAAGTCCGCCGTCTCCTTTTTTGAGTACGCCGTGTCATACGATTGAATAATATAATCAACCGCGGGCGGTGAGTCTTGGTCCCAGCGCTGCCACCACTCCCGCTTTAAAATCGCCCCCTCATCATTGGTCGGCTGCTGTTGGTACATCGCGTTCCACTTCTGCACGGACAACGATGCGCGGACCGCTTCTAATTCCTCAAGCTTCCAGTACTCCGGCCACAAGGGCTTGCCTGACGGCATGATGGCAGGAAACTCAATGACCTCCCACTTGTCCGCATTGTGGCTCGTCTGCGCCTTAATCAGGCGTGCTGTAAGATCTCTCGTGCCCCATCTTGTCATTATTATGAGAATAGCCCCGCCAGGTTGCAAGCGAGTTCGAGGTCCACCCTGATACCAGTCCCAAGCGTTCTCAAGCGCTAACTCACTCATCGCATCTTGCTCGGAGTTGTGTGTTACCACGTAGCCCCGACCGGCTAAGAATAAACCGTCCGGCCTGTCTACCGTAATACACTGGACTGACCCTGTCGTTCCAGTCGCCTCAACGGTGATACTGCGTGAGCGCTTGTCTTGTGGGGTGCGTGTGTACATACGCTTTCTAGGCATGCGAGCGCAATCCTCTAACCGAAACATCACTCTGTGTTGTGTTTGAGCGCTTGCCCACCGACCACGGTTGTCCTCATACGAACGCATTTGGCACTTGACGCCTAAGGAATGCAGCAGTTCCACTGCCGACCTAACTAGCCCAGCGTTAGCACTATAAAACCCCGCTTGACCTGTTTTCGTCACAGATCCGTCCGTGTCTACCAAGCCCTGTAACAAGGACATACGTTGGCTTTCAGATGCTAGCAAGTACTGCTCAGGCACATGCTTGTTGTTCAAAACCCCTAACGCTTTTAGCTGCTGGTGTAGCCCGTATACGGTGAAGGTGTACCCACACTTCGTAAATCCCCCCACCTTATATCCCGCTTTCTCAAACTGCTCAATCATGTACGGCTGGTCATCCGGATGAGCTGTAATGCGGCCGGACGAAGACGTGCCATCCCCAAGCCACGCGCCAAGGACCCAAGGGTCGACAGGTAGACACGCTTCTGCGTATTGCACGGGTTGATGCCTGGGCAATATCGGACGGTTTTTTTGTGGCCAACTTGCCAAGTACTCCGCTGTTTGATTGACCACCCGCGCTCTAGCTAAATTCGTGTCCGAATTAATCCCCCACAAATGTTTGGCATCGCACAAGATTTCTTCATTGTCGTCCGTTATAACGGAGTAAAGCTCCCTGTCATGCCAAACTGCGGACTTTGATACCACACGTATGGGGTTGCCATCAGGACCAAACACTTGGTCTCCAACTTTCAAATCCTGTATCTCCACAAACCCGTTTGGCGTAGGGATTGGCGTCGTGATCTCCAAAGCATGCGGATCATCAATTACCAACAAATCCGCACCGCGGCCCGTGACAGCACCGCCCACACCGACAGCAAAGTAACTGCCACCCTTGTTCGTGTCCCAGCGACCAGCTGCCTTGGAATCAGACTTTAACTTCACCTCGGGAAACAACTCCTCATACTTGTCCGTGTCCATCAAGTCACGTACCTTCCTGCCAAACTTCACCGCTAACTCAGCCGTGTGTGTCGCCTCAATGATCTGGAGCCGCGGATCACGGCCCATGAGGTACGACGGCAGCAGATATGACGATAGCTCGGATTTTGAGTGTCTCGGTGGAAGATTCAAAATCAACCGTTTCAACGTCCCATTGGCAATGCGATCAAACGCATCTGCAATCTTCTTGTGGTGCGCACCCAGTATCGCCTCAGGCCACATGTACTTAACGTAGCTTAAGAACGAATCACGGGCCGCGTCTCGGGCTTCAATCTGCGAGAGCCTCAGCTCAAGCTTTAACCGCTCACTTTCAACGTCTTCCGGCTCACGGACCATGCTACGGGTGCCTATTTGGTTTGAGATTTATAAATTTTCTAGTGGATATTGGTTTATACAACAAAGGGGTGTGTTTCGGCAAGCCCGTCCTTCATTTACTTCTAGGCACTCATATTTTGTGCGAAATCGGGCATAAACCTCGGACACCGCGCAAGGGGGCGATTTTGGGGTGAGAATGCTTCTCATTCGCGTTACCATACCAAAGCCCATAGGTACCCTAACCCTCCCCTCCCATTGTTTCACGTGGAACACGGTCCGCGGTGCTTGGTTCGTGGTGCTTGGTTCGTGGTGTTTGGTCCGTGTTGCTTGGTTCGTGGTTCATTGCCCCTGACTATCAATGCCTGGCTCGCGATAGGTTAACGCTATCCGCTATCGATGCCTGGCTCGCGATAGGTTAACGCTATCCGCTATCGATGCCTGGCTCGCGATAGGTTAACGCTATCCGCTATCGATGCCTGGCTCGCGATAGGCTTGGTCTATGGATCGCGGCTCACGGCTCACGGCTCACGGCTCACGGCTCACGGCTCACGGCTCACGGCTCACGGATCGCGAATTGTTTCACGTGGAACATTGATCACGGTTCGCGGTTCGCGCACCATGGGTAACGCACCACGGGGAAATAGTGACGGATCAAGGGCAACGGATCACGCGCCTTGTTTACATTCCGTGAACACTAGCACAATATAATCAATCAGTATTCACAAATCGTGAACACTTGGTTAAACGATTAGGGACAATTAATTTGACTATGATACTTCTCGCATCAATAGAAAAATACAATGACCAGTTAGGTGCTAGGAGTGTTTTTTGTGTTATCGTGTATTTGTACTTACTTGATTCACTATATATAGAGAGAAAAAATCATGACAACAACTCATTATGACTACGCCATTAACGAAATGTTCGCTTCAGCTTTGATTACTAATGACTACACTACAGTGACGGATAGCGAATACGCTACACTTGACCAATGGATCGATGATAATGAGATAAGATCAGGCTATTGGACTATTGAAGACGATCAACGTGAAACTGCAAAATGCGAGATCACTGGATTGTTGTCCGTTTGCATCACAATTCGTCAATATTTTCGCCGTTAATACGGTATTTTTCAAAACTATACAGAGAGAAAAATCATGAAAAAGACAATTAGCTTACACGGCTTTGTTAGCGCGTTTACTGAGATGGGTCGTTATGATCAGTTTTCGCTTGAGGGTTTAAAAGTCATATATAAATTTATCACTGACCACGAATCAGAAAGCAGTCAAGAAATAGGTCTTGACGTTATCGCGATCTGCTGTGAAGTCACAGAATCTACACCATCACAAATTTTCGTTGACTATGCTGTCACCGGCATTGACCTAAAAGACCCAAATTTAATGGCGAAAGCCTTTGAGTACTTGGAATGCAAAACCATTGTTTTGGGACAGACTGAAACAACTATTATTTATTACGAATTTTAAAGGGGTTACTTTCATGACCATTATTCACTACTATTGTAAACACAGACAACAAGGCGATATGCCGCGTTTTTTAATACAGATAGATTCGCCATGCAAGCGTTATAAATTCAGAATAGTCACGATCAACGGCAATTTAATCGGTTATTTTGATCATTGCGATAGCGCCTTAGCCTATTGCGACTCGCAATAGGTACACTCTTGTTTATCAGATTTACCCTTTTAATAGTTATTTTTAATTAGCGGACAATGCCGGTTTCAAGTTAAATTGGCAGTGTCTCAAACCTATACAGAGAGAGAGAAATCATGAAAGAAATCAAAATCACACAAGCAAACTCGCAAAAAATTGAAGAAGCTTTGCGAGAAATCAATTTGAAATCTACAGCGCATACGTACACACGCTTTGATCAAGTCGAAAATTTGACGGTAGACGCTGAAAGCAGATTGACAAAGCTACTCGGCGCAAAAAAGCATTTTACTGGAGCGATATTTGATGCGATCAGCGGCGCCGCTGTGCCGAGTTCTTACAAATATTTACGTGATGCGACGTGTGTTAATTTGGTGCGCAAAGCTGGTGGCTGGTATCTAATCGATGCGGTTTCAACCGTCATCCATAAAGCAGGCGGCAAAAAAATACTTAGTTTGACATCTGATCAAGACGCTATCGTATGTAAAAAAGTACGTACGAATTACAGTCGCTGTTAGATTGAACACTCAAGCCCGTGCCGGTTTGGCACGGGCAACTATGAAGCAATTTTGCTTAAGGCCGCGGCAATCAAGGCCCTAATTAATTCGGAGTTCTAAAATGAAAACAATTTACTGCTTGTTTGATTGCGATCATAAGGCCATAGGTAACCCCATGGGATATAAAACCGAATCGGCCGCACGTGCAGTCGCCAATAACCCGAAAAATAAAGCTTATGCCTCAATTAAACAGGCATGGCGCGCTAAAGTTTCAAAATGGGCGTTTTTAGATAACCGTTATCAAAGCTTCGAGCACTGCTATCAGATAGAAACCCTTTATAGATAAAATCAATCCCGCAAATGCCGCGTTTTGTTATAGTGGCATTGTCTTAAACCATACAGTGAGAAAAAATCATGAGCAAACTACTATCAATCGACACCAACTCAAAGACCGTTAAGGGCCAAAAACAGGGCTTTATTACCGGTATTCTATATTTAGCACCTGCCGAGTTATCAGGCCGCAATGTATGCGCTAACGCAAAGACGGCCGGATGTACAGACGGGTGCTTGAATAAGGCCGGTTTAGGTGGCGTTTACAGTAGCATTCAAGAGGCCAGAATTAGGAAAACTAATTGGTTTTTTGACGATCGCCAAAGCTTCATGATTCAAATTGTAAAAGACATCGAAGCGTTACAACGCAAGGCCGCCAGGCTTGGCTTGATTCCTGTCGTTCGCCTAAATGGGACTAGTGACATACGGTGGGAAACCGTGAAATTTGATTACACGTTTGCGCACGACAAAACGCGTTTAGTAACCATTTTCCAATTATTCCCCGACGTGCAGTTTTACGACTACACCAAACTAAGCAACAGAAAAGACATCCCTTCAAATTACGATTTGACGTTTTCGTTTTCAGGCCGCGAAGCTTACCGGATCCATAACTTGAAAGCGTTCGCACAAAAGATGCGCGTTGCGGTTGTTTTCCATTCCAAAGACTTGCCTACTGAATTTTTCGGTAAGCATGTGTTGAATGGTGATGAGTCGGACTTGCGGTTTTTGGATCCGCAAGATTCGATCATAGGGCTGTACGCAAAGGGCCCCGCTAAGAGGGATACCGGCGGGTTTGTTGTTCACTTAGTGCGGGGTTAACCATGGATCAGGATTTGGCACTACTTACATTGGCCGCAAAGTGTGGCGCATATCAATTGGGATGCATCAGGGCGTTGGCTTTGCTTCAAGATGGCGATGCTACTGACACGGATGCCATACGTGTAGCGCGTCTTTTGGAAGAGATTTTGAAGGGAAGCGATCATGCGTGAAATTCTTAAGGGTATCTTATACGGCGCGGTTATCGGCGTGCCATTAATTATCGTTCAATTACTTTGGGGGATTTGATTATGTACGAGGTGCAAACATATACATTTTGTGACGGTTACGTTAACACGTGGCTAAACGCAGACGACACACCAAGGCAGTACGCCACACGCAAGCAAGCCAAGGCAGACTTGCGCGATTACTTCGCCGACTGTCAGGGAGCGGTAGACGACGGCGAGATACTTGATTTTGAGAATGATTTAATTATTGTGAGGGTTGAACTATGACTATGCAAGCCAAAGGAATGCTACAAACAATCAAACGCTTAGTGCTATTCATACTTGCTCAAGCGGCAATGGGTGCCGTGTTCAAAGACAAGAACAAACGCAAACGCTAACCGATAAACCCCTACAGCGGCCATTATTGGCCGCTTTTTTTGGTTAGTTGATAGGCAAGGTCCGACCAGTCAATCGCGGTCAATGTGTAAGACGCGACAGGCTCGAGCTTTACTCCGTGCTCGACCAGATCAAGCGTCTGGTGGTTACTGTACAGTCGCAGTGTTGCAGGCTGCTTTGACGTAGGGCTTGGGTGATACTCGACCAAGATGAACGTAGGACAGCCTGCGGTCGCGTGTTTGACGTGGTAACTAATCTGATGAGGGGATAGATTCACTTTTAACCCCTTCGCCACCACCTTCAATTCGACCATTAGGAACTTCGAATTTAAAGCTACCAAAAGATCCGGTGTGCCCAGATTCACCCGCGACTCGATCCGCGTCAATATCGCCTGAGTTAAGTTCCGCTTGATCCTCTGGTAAAGCTTCGCTTCCTGAGTCATTTTCAATTGTCCTCACGTCAATATCTTCAATAGTACTCTGAGCACCACCGTAGATTTTTTTGATTTCCTCAAGCTTGCGCATAACTTCTTCTTTGCTCATGCTGTCGATGGTTCCATGGCGGATTTCTTTGCGGTCAATATAAATGCTGCCCAAAGCTTGCCCTCTTCGGTACTCCGCGGTCACCGCAGCACCATAGTTTCCCGCTTCCAATGCCTTATCACGAATATCCATCAAGTCGCGCATATGTCGCTCGTATGTCGTGCCGTACTTTTCGGCCACTTCACGCCGAAATTCCTTGATAGCGGCCACTACGTGGGGGTTTTTGACAGGATTCGTGAGTGTGTTGGCCACACGAACAGCCATGTTATCCTGATACCCCGCCCGAAGTGCCGCTTCACGTGGGGTGACGTGACCAGAGCCGGCGACAAGTTCTTGTACAAAAGTCCACTCTCGACTGGTCAAGCTTCGCTTCTGGTCTTTCAAGGGACCCACGTCAGTGGCTAGCCGCTCTTCCATCCGTGGGGAGTACAGTGGGCTTTCCAGTGTCGGATCGTTCTTTAGTGCCTTGGGCTGCCGTCCCCGAGTACGGCCTGATGTCGGACCCATTAAGCGATCCTCCGAGCAACCCAGACAGAATAGTTCGTGGGCATCGGTCGAACAGTAAAGACCCTCGTTGGATACCTACGCTTAAAGCTTTTGAGTGCATTCCTGACTTTAGTCGCCTGCGCGGCACTATAGACTAAGAAGTAATCATTCACAATTAACGCCTTGAACGGGTAGCGTGAGCGTCCGTTCTTTTCCGCAGGCATCGTATGCCCGCGACTGGCGATCCCCGTCCCTTCCACGGGCTTATCAAAATGTCTTGGCATAACAGTCTCCTTGATTTGACGTAATAGACACCCGTAACGGGCGTAAGCACCGCTACAAGCCTAAATACTACCCTAAAAAGCACCACTAGGCAAGAAAACACCACCAATCCAAGCCCAATCCCCCTCAAATTAGGGCAAACATTACGGCAAAAAAACAGAGACGTAATGGCGCGCGTCACGGCAAACCCAGACAAACCGTTAAAAGCCTCGAAACACACCACTAAGGGCAACACTAAGGGTGCTTACGGCACATTACGTCAAAAAAAATAAACGGGAAGGCAAAACATTACGTCAAACTCTATAAGGGGTGTGTTACATACAATATTAAATATTTCTTAGGAAAAAAGCCGCGCGCGTACCCCGTAAACTAGATACTTTTATTACGTCATTACGTTACACCAAATCTGACGTAATAAGTACCCACTTGAAGAACCGCATGGATAAAGGCTCATTACGGCATTACACTATAGGGGTGTTACGGACGTGTTTTTTTTCGTTTTGTTTTTTTGTATGTAACACACCCCTTACTAGATTCAACGTAATGCTGTTTTTCGATTCAACGTAATATGCCGTAATAAGTACCCACTACAAAGCAGAAAAAAACCTGTTGTATTATATTGCGCAACAGTGCTACTATTGCCCTGTAGCGTTTTACACAGTACTTATCACTTACTTTTTGTACCAAACCAAAATACTGGAGAAAGATCATGACACACTTTAAACAACCCTGCCCCGTGGGCCGTGAAGCGCGACTCACGCCATTTGGCTCTCGCACCCTGCTCCGAGACGCTTCTTACCATCTGTCTGACGCGGAGGTTGCGCGACTGATTGCTGTCTTGTCCCCTGCCGTTTCTGTGACGGATGAGGGTCCGACTGTTTTTCTGTCTGCCCGCCAGGTGGTGTCAGGTGGCGACACGGCTTTTTATCTTGACTACGATGCTGTTGACGAGGTGGAGCCCGACCCTGATTTAAACAGATACTCTGCCCACCCTGACTTTTCCCTGTGAACCGACAAGACTGGAGAAACACATGCCAAAAAAGCCCCCTTACAAGATGCCCAAGCCTGTTTTCAGGTACCCTGTTGCACCACCCACTTCCCAGACAGCTGTAACCACCACCCAGACCGTCACACAGCCCGCTGGTGAGCCGCAAAGCCTGTCCTTGGATGGTAGGAGTCCTTTGCCTCCAAAACCGCTTAAAAAGCCCCCTTCTATGAACCCCCCACCAAACCCTTCTGCACCCCCGCCCGAAGCTCCCAAGGCTCCCAAAAGATCCCCCGATCCGTACGAGTCGTTTACGCTTGATTTGGTGGTTTTGCACGTCCGGTTGCCCTTGTCCCTGAAGCGTGAAGTCCGGTTCGCGGCCCGTGCCTCTGGCGTCACGCTCTCGGCTTACGTGCGTGCTTGTCTGGTCAATGCCCTGCCTCCTGCCCCTGAGAAGCGCGTAGGGGCTCTAGGACACGTCTATCGGCGTCTGGTCGTGTGGTTTGCTGGGGTGAGATTCTAATGGCTCCCGAGACCCCCCAGACTCTACAACCCAGCCCTCTGACATACCTTTCCGTCTGTTCTGGGATAGAAGCCGCTACCGTGGCGTGGCATGACTTGGGATGGCAGCCGGTTGGTTTCTCGGAGATAGAGCCTTTCCCCTCTGCTGTCTTGGCGCACCATTATCCCAACGTCCCGAACTTTGGGGACATGTCGGCGTTACCCGCTCGTATCTTGTCGGGTGAAGTTGTTGCACCGGACATTTTGTGTGGTGGCACGCCTTGCCAGGCATTCAGTGTGGCGGGACTGCGACAGTCTTTGTCCGATGACCGTGGGAATTTATCCTTAACTTTTTGTGAGATCGCAAATGCAATTGACACTATTAGAGCAAGACGATGCGAGTCTGCCGGCATTGTCTTCTGGGAAAACGTCCCTGGGGTGCTTAACACCGCAGACAACGCCTTTGGCTGTTTTCTTGGGGCAATTGCCGGAGAAGATGGTGCATTGGAGCCGCCAAGGGGAAGGTGGAAGAACGCTGGTTGTGTGTTTGGACCACAAAGAGCAGTCGCGTGGCGCGTGCTTGACGCCCAATATTTCGGAGTGGCCCAACGCCGCCGACGTGTGTTCGTTATCGCAAGTGCTCGAGACGGGTTCAATCCCCTCGAGGTACTTTTTGAGTTCGACGGCGTGCGCAGGGATCTTGCGCCGAGCCGAGAAGCGGGGGAAAAAGTTGCCCCCTGCGTTACAAACGGCCCTCCTTTCAGTCGCACAGGCAACGAGCGAGTAGAGTGCGATGCGATAGTACCGGTTGGCAACGTACAAGGCGGGGACGTGACGACCTTGTCTTCACGCGAGTACAAGGGCTTGAGTTGTGGCAGGGACGGCATGACATCTGCTGCTGTCATACACACGGCACCCATAGCCCTGCAAGATGTCTCAGGTCGGGACAAGGCACAAAATGGTAAGGGCTGGAGTGACACGGCAGGGCCACAAGGTGCGGGCATCAACGAGGAAATCTGCTTCACGCAAAACGCCACGGACGTGCATGGTGTTGGCACTTACCCAGTCGGTTGTTTCAAGGGCGGAGCGGGTAGCGCAGCGGGTGGTATTGGATACAGCGAGACTCTTAGCCCCACGATTACAGCTGCTGACAGTGGCTCCAATCGCACGCCGGTCATACATCAGCAAATGCAAGTCAGACGCTTGACCGTGACAGAGTGTGAGAGATTGCAGGGTTTTCCTGACGGCTACACAGCCATCCCGTGGCGCAAGAAGGCTGCCGAAGACTGTCCGGATGGTCCGCGGTACAAGGCCCTTGGTAATAGCTGGGCGGTGCCCGTGGTCAAGTGGCTTGGTTCGCGGATCGAGACTCAGTGTTAATGTTCTGATAGGCAAAGTAGGCTTGAATGCCTACTTGGCTCAATGTCCTTGAGCCGTGGTCCGTGGACCGTGGTCCGGTCTGTTTATTTCGATGATCTCGCCCTCTTCAACGTTTTCAATATTGAAGAGCTCGTCCTCTTGCAAGACGGGTCCGATGAAGGCGAGCTGTGAGCCGTCCTTCTTAGTCAGATAAATCAACTGTAGGCGGTCGCCGGCTTCTGGTTCAAGAAGCCTGATGGCGCCGTCTAGGTGCGTGCCGAAGAGCAGGCGTCCGTTGTTGTCATTGATCGTGTTCATGTTGAGATAATACCCCAACGAGCTTCTCAATGTAATGACCGGCTTTCTTTAGTTCTTGTATGCTTTCGTCCTTTGTCCCCATTCGCATGATGTACTTAAGCGCCCCGCCTCGGTAGTAGCCGATCTGCTGCTCGAGCGGCCAAGTGTCGACCACGGCCCAAGGTTCT